ATACTGGTCACGCAAACGATAGGCTGCACGATCAGAAGCCATTTGCATGAAATTAACATGCGAATGTGCTGCTTCAATATCGTCAATCTTGAATGCGTAGTAGTTAGCCTGATCGACAACCAGCGTAAAGTCTTCGTCAGTCAAGTCTTGTGCAGTAATTTGCGTACCGCGAGCATACGTCGTGACAGAAACTTCTGGTTCTTTGATGATTTTAACGCTATCGCCCATGTTGGAGATTTCGCCAAAATAATCACTGTTAGTGATGTCTTCAACAGTCGAAGCTTTGCGGAAAGCAAGCTGGACTTTCTTACTGTAGATTACAGGACTAAAATTACCATTAGGTAGGTTATTATATCCTGTGGCCTTTGGAAATGCCATGATAGTTCTCCTATAGTGTAGGCATAAATTAATACGCTCAACTTCCTACAGGGGCTGTATTATCTAGGTGTAACGCTAAAGCGTTAGGCTAGAAAGGAACAGGTGTCTCTGAATTTTGTTTTGTGCGTTTTACAAATAACGTAACTGAAGGTAGGTAAACCGGCTCCAGTTACGTTGATAAAAAGAGATATAACAATATTTTGTTATTATGTCAATACTTAACGAGCCGCTCCGCTCAAATCATATACAAATTTACCAGTGGCTTGTGCTTTTTGAATATCTTCCATAGCAGCTTCAAATTGCTTAGAAGACATTTTAGCCACTTGAGATTCGTAAATAACTCCTTCAAGATTGGATTCGTCTGGAGTAGATCTAGAACTTCTAGCGCCAATACTCTTAGCAGCTTCTTTATAATCTACTGGTTTTTTCTTACCAATGTTTTTGTCTGCTTTATACAAATCAATAGCTCTGGCAGCAGCCCTAGCATCATTTTCATTTGCATACAAAGCATCCTGCACCCATTGAGGTTGTTCTTCTACCCAAGCATGAAAATCATCTGAGCTACGAATATCATCAAAATCAGGATGAAGTCTTATAAGCTCTGCTTCTGCCTTATCCCGTTTTGTTTGTCGTTCTCTATCATCCAAAACTTTAAGTTTTTGTTCAATGTTTGCTGATTGCTCTTTAGCTTTTTTAATTGCAATAGTTTCTACAATTTTAGCCACATCTGGATAAGCTTCTGCCCAAGCAGCAAGTTCTTCTTCGCTTTTAGGAAGTTTAATTTGTTGTTCAGTAGATTGCTGAAGTTGTTTATTTAGTTCATCAATCTGACGTTTAAACTTATTTTCTTGCTCTTGAGAATGTCTACGAAGATCGCCATAACGCTTTTTAAATGTTTTTTCTTCAGCGTCTTGTGGCTCTTGTTCTTGCTCTTCTTGTTCTGGAACATTTCCTTTTTCCAAAACAGCAATTTCTGCCTCTTCTTGTTCAATGCGTTCTTTGTTAGCATTCCTTTTTCCAAAAGGTGTAGCAACTACTTTCTGTTCTTGTTCAATTACCATTTCCATAAAAGTCCTTAAGGTTGGGCCGCATCTGCGGGTCGCAAATGACGAAGATTATTATTACTTATTTAACTGGCTTCGTCAACAGTTAAATTGGTGTATATCCAGATGGAATAGGGTTTATTGCTTTATCCCCTACAAAAGGAACATACAAAGTATTACCACTTTGATTTTTAACTTTTACCATATGAAAACCTTGAATAGGCGCGTTTTTATAAGATGCTCTAGTTGGAGTAGTTCCTGTAATGCCTGTAGTAGCGTCAACAGCAGCACCAGCCCCACCAAGTCCTGTATAGTCATATTTTTGTTTTGTTTTCTTTGCTACGTTTGAGGTATCTGGTCCAACTAATCCAGCCATTGTAGCAACACCATAACCAGCAGTTGCAAGTTGTGCACCAGCAGTAATTCCTTCAATATTTGCTCTAGTTTCTGGACTAAAGAATCCCGGTGGTGCTGCTTTTGGTGTATAATTACTAACTGGACCAGAATTTATATTATACATAGAACTAGACGCTGGCGACGGCTGTGAAGCAAGGCCAGATCCCATTTTTGAAATAGTGTTAGTAGGAGAAAGATTTTGATCAATTGCCCCTGTACTCAAATTATACATAGAACTTGGACTGCTACTATAAGTAGCAGCAGGTGTTTTTGAAGCTAAACTATATAGACTATCATCTACTGGTGAAGTTAAAGCAGAAGACACAGGCGACCCAAGTTTTCCGGCAGTGTCTAAAGTAGACAAATTTCCAAAATCATTAAAAGAACTTGGGGGAGTCACAAGTGAACTATTACCAAAGCTACTAGAAAAATTAGTAGGAGAAGATCCAGTGGTTGTTTTAAAAGTATCTACAAGTGATGTATAAGCATCTTTAGTTACATTAGTAAAATAATCAGTAGCTTCTCCTAATGATTTAAAAGTTGTATCTGCAATAGTTCCTATATTCTCTAACCCAAATGTAAAAGCAGTAGATTTTATACCGCTTTCAATGTCGCCTCCATTAATGGCTGTATTAAAAGTCCCTTGTCCTATAAATTTTTGAATACCTGCACTTGCATCTGGAAGAAGTGTTTCTCCAATAGTTGTGTATACTTTATTAGTAAAACTACCAATTTGAGAAAAAACACCTTGAGAAGCTGTTGAAGTAGACGCTGTTGCGTCAGCAGCAACTGTAAATGGATTCATTTTATCAACAATGCTACTAGCAAATTGTGTTACAGAATCAATTAGTCCAGTTCCACTACTAACAGCATTAGAAATAGAAGTTGCTTGTGATATTGTAGCTCCTGCTTCTAAAGAAGAAGCCGCTGCAATATTAGCAGCAGTCCCTTCAGCAAATGCTGAACCAGTTGCTGCTAGTGTAGCTTCACCAGTAGCAGTGGCAATAGAAGCCGTAGGCATTTCAAGCATAATTGCATCTACTCCAGCTTGCCCCACCATAGCTGATGGAGAAAGTGTACCAGCAGAAGCCATATTTGCCATTATTCCTTGAATAGCAAAATACGCCCCAACAGCAGCCACTAAAATCATTGGGTTTTTTTCAATAGACTCTACTACATCTTCAAATCTATCTCCTATCCACTCTCCTGCATCTTCAAGACCTTGACCTATAGAAGTTCCTACATCGCCCACAAAATCTACAACGTCGTGAACAGCGTCATCAATACCACTTCCTATATCACTGATTGTATCAACAATTTCGTCAACCATTATTATTACTCCTAATAGGACCAAGTACTATATTAGCTAAATATGTTCCATTTTTTGTTCTCTTAACACTATACCCATAATTTTTATTTGGTTTTCTTTTGTATATAAGTTTAAGAACATCAATATATCTAGGATTGCTAAAATAAATAAATAAAATATCAAAACCAGATTTATAAGCAGCAGTTACAAATACTTTACTATTATCAATATAATTTTTAATAGTGTCAGCATTATAGGTCATCAATAAGCCAGCACCTTTTTTTGTCTTCTGTACTACATAAATAGAATTACCTTCTCTCATTTTCCATGCTGTAGGAGCATTTGCAACAATAGCAAATCTATTTTTAAAGTTTTCAAAATCTTCAACTTTTAATTGTTCTGATGCTGATTGTAAAATTTCTAATGTAGAAAGTTGTTTTACTTTACTATCAGTATAGTAGTCTTTAGCCATTAATTTCTCCAGTATCTTGCAAAGCTTTGTCAACTTCAGAAGAGAAAGTTTCATCATCCATTTCTTCTTCGCTATGCAAAGCTTCTGGATTTTCTACTTCATCAGCATTTCCCATTTGCCCAATATCATACATTCGCTGCAAACCTTGTTTTGCCAAATCGCGAATTTGCATTAATTTTTCTAAGCCAATATAGCGCACAACATCAGCAGGAAATACAAACTCCCCTTCACTAAGTTTTGCATCAACATCGTCTCTCACTTCTTTTTGAAGAGCGCCGGGAGGAACGTCATTGCCGCTGGCTTTATCTACAGTGCCGCCTTCTTGATTAAGACCGCCCTCTTCAAAAAGTTTTTTTGTTTGTTCTACAGCTTGCACTTTGCCTCCTTCTGCAAAAGTTTTTACTGGACCTTCTTTATTAACATTAAACAACGGATCTGTTCTTACTGTTGTTTTTAAAAACTTATCTTTTTTAGCAAGCACAAGAGGACCAACCTGTACTATTTGTGACGCAGATAAAATTGGATTACCAGTGGATTTATCATAAAATATACTTCCTCTATCTGGATTCATTCCAACTTGAACCCATTCATCGCTCTTAATAGCTTTTTCTGCAAAGGCTCTTACAGCTTCTGGATCATGTGGAACCCAATCACCAAACATTCTAGCAATAGTAGCTTTACCCATTTTACCACCAGAAGGCAGTGGTTTTCTTCTAGCAATATCTAAAGCTACTTTAGGATCTGTATTAAACTCTACATTATCTAATACTGCTGTTTTAGCGTAAGCAATTGGGTTACCATTTTTTTTATTGCCTTCATGTACAGAAACAACCCATGAATCATAATTGTCATATGCACTAATATCAAGTCTAGAAGCTACTCTTTCACCAGCTTTTATTTGTTTATTTAAACCAACAACACCTTTTTCAACTTGTGCATCAGTTAATGAATTAACAATTCTTTCAAAAGAAGGAACTGGTGGAACTTGTTTTAACGGAATAATTGGTTGAAGTTTAGAAGAAAGTTTTTGAAATTCTTCAAAAGATATTTTGTTATCAAAATAATCTTGTGCAGCTTTTTCTATTTCTGGAAGTCGCTGTCTGGTAGTAGAAACTCTATTTTTTGATCGCCACTCTTCTTTCTTTTCTGGTGTAATATTTAAAGTATTAAAAGCACTTTCGCCTTCTTTACTAACTAAAGCAGGAGACTCCCCAAATTCAGAAGGTGCAGTTTTTGCTGGTTTAGCTAAAGAAGAAACTTCTTCAATAGCTTTTCCTTTTTTTAAAGCAGTAGTTGCTGTGTTAGGGATAACTTCTTCAGCAAGTTCTGTAACACCTTTAGCAGCCGTTCTAAAAATAGGACTAAGCAATCCCATTCACAACATCCTTAAGATTTTGAAATTGTCTAAGCACTGCTAATGCACCTTGTGCTTTATGTAGTTCTGCAACATTATTTGTTTGTTCCATACATCTATGTTGTCTTTCAATATGAAAAGCAACAAGATCAGAAAACACTTCCCATTGAGGAATGGAATTTACAAACGGTTTAAGTTTTTGGTACTGCTCTGCATTAAACATTTATATTAACCTTGTGGTGGCGCTGCTGGTGGAGGAGCGCCTTGTGGAGCGGCTGAAAATCCCTGTTCTCCGGGGACAGGAGCGGCTCCAACGCCAATGTTGCCACCACCCCCTCCAGACATGTCAGCGACTGATGGTGGGCCTCCTACCCCTTGTGGGGGAGTGGCTCCATCAGGAGGTGCTGGCGGCTGTGTCTGCCGCAAGATTTCTGCTTGTCGCATTGCCTCATCCATGTTGTTTGTAACTTTGTCTGGATCAAGATCCATTGCTTTTGCAATTTCTCTAATGATGTACGGAAACTTAGCAAATGGCATAAGAGAAGGAGTACTGGCAATTTGTAAGAATTGCATAAGCCGTTGGCTTCTTACTTCGTTAGCCATTAAACTCTCTGTGCCTCTAGCATTAACTTCCAAGTCTCCTTTGATGTCAGTGTCAAAATCAAACTGCATGTTAAAACTAAAGAAAGCTTTTCCCATTGGAGAAAGCAAATAGTCATCAAAGTTTTTAATAACTGTCTTAATAGCCCCGCCAGCGGCATTCATCAACATACTAATACCAGATGCTGTCCTACCTACACCACTTACACCTGTTTGCCCATGTGCAAAGGATGCAAGACCCGTTGATTCATCAGCCAACTGTCTCGCTTTATCAAAAAGCTGCAAGTTTTCTTGCGAAACATTGGGAAACTTTGTTCCAAAAATAGCTTGTCCCGGAGCACCACCCTGCCGTCTAAACACTTTACCGGGAAACACTTGCATGTCTTGACCCGGAACCAAGTTGGTTTCATCTACTTCAAAAACCAAATTACCAGAAAGAACAGCATTGTCTACAGCCATACGCATAAACCCATTCATTAAAGTTTGGGTGTCTTCCATATTTTCTGCAATGCCAACACCAGCAAGTGAATATGGATTAAGTTCATACGGAACAGCGTAATAAGGAATCTTTGCTGGCTTAAACGGGTTAAGTACAAATCTGAGGATTTTTCCATTACAAAACCAAATGTTTGCTTGAAGTTCTTCCGCATCTTTATATTCTTCTGGAATATTAATATCGTTTTCTTCTAATAATTCAATATCAATATTGCCCCAATACTCTAACACTTCAAATCTATCAACGCCAAAGTTTGGTTGGTAGTCACGGATATCGTCCTCCCAATACTTCTTAACATAGCCTTCGCCTTGTAAGATGAGTTGGTCGATGACATTGGCTCTGAAGAAGGGGCGACGTTTAAGAGCGCGAAGTTGGGTGCGACTAAGCTTATGTCTTTCAATGCAGTATTGGGAACTTTCTGTGTTGCTTGCGTCTGGGTCCCAATAGAAGTTCCATATACTGACATGCGAAGCTTCCGGCACTGTCTTGATAACAGGGTTATATTTACCATCCTCTCCCCATCTTGGATATTCTTTATTTGTTGCAAATGGGCCTTTCATAACACCAGTACCAAACAAAGCACATTCAAAAGCCGCTGCTCTCAAATGTTTAGTTGCTCCGCTTTCATCTAACTGGTCATGAATTTTCTTTTCCATTTTCTTCGCAGCAACCATTGCAGGATAGAAAGTTGCTGCTGTTGGCGTGACGCCGGGACCTTCTTTGAGATTTTTAATATCTCCCAAATCTTCTTTAAGCGATCCCAATAACTCTTCCAGTTTATCAAGACCAAATCCTTCTTTAATAGATGCGCTTCCTTCTTCTCCAAAAGGGATTTCAGTTGGAGATGCAGGAGCCGGTGGTTGATTGGAAGGGGCTTCTTTTGGATCAAAATGAACAGCCTCAACAACGCCTTCTGGAAGAATAGACGGATCTACACTAAGAGGAAACTTATTGTTTGCAAAAAGAACATCTATAATTTGCCCGTAAGCAGCCAACACTTTTGTTTTGGTAACTTTAATAAAGACACGGGACTTTTCAGTTTGAGTAAATTGAACATCAGAATTATAAATACCACGATAATTGCGATAGGCTCTAAGCCACCTATCTTCGTCTTTGCGACGGCTTTCTTCAGATTTAGAATATCGTTGTTCAATAAAACTAATAATACTTTGTGCTTCTGTACCAAAAGACTTTTCAGGAGCGTCCTCTAAAGCCAGTTGTTTATCGCTCATTATATCTGCCATTATTTATTCCTAATATCCAAATGTGGCATCTGCAATTTGCATTCCAGAACCTCTAGAAGCTAAAGGATCATAATCCCACAAACTACTTCTAGGTCTACTCATAATTCCGTAACGTAATGCATCATACAAATGATCTTCAGCATGCGTATCAATATCTTCTGGATTTCTTTTATCTAACGGAAGTATTGGTAATTGTGCAATAATATTTGTGCAATTGCTTGTTATAACCATTCGCGGTTCTTCTGTAAACGGATCAAGCTGCAAACGCCTGTGTAATTCATTTTTACCGCTAACTCTACTACCAGCACTTCTATCAGACGGTCGCCATCTACAACCCTCTAATATCATTTGTTCTGCTAGAGAAGGACCAGTGTCTCCTCTTTTATGCCAACAACTACTATCTAATACACCATATCTAATAGTGCCATCATTTTCTTCTGCTTTTAAGACTAAATGGGCAAGGTCTTTTGCCAATACTTTTCTGACATATAACTCTCTATATACCACAAGCTGTTCAGAAGGGGACACGGCAAACCACACAACAGCACTGAAACTACCGTAACCATAATCGCAAGAGCGAAACTTCGTCCAACTTCTAGGTATGTCGAAAGAGGGTACAACATGTATTTGCCTATTAAATTCAGGAAATGCAGCCCCTTCAGCAACATCCCAATTACCTTCTAGTAATTGTTTTCTTTGGTGTTCTGGAAGAGACAGCAACATTGTCTCATAATCACCGCTATCAGACAAGTAAGGATTGTCAGCCAGCATTGCTGGTATAAATCGACGTTTAAATAACGGCAATCCTTCTTTTGAATGTCCAACAGGATATGTTAGTGTTGTTCCACTTTCAATATCTGTTGCCCAAAAAGCTTTACCAGCCGGTGCTGGGTCAATAAACATCTTCTTAACCCATGAATGGCCGGGACCACCGGGGTTAGTTGTTGCTCGCATAAAAATAGGCAAATCACTAGCAGGAGTACGCAAGCGAGAACGCATATAATTCCATGCAAATGGAGTAGACCACTGCGTTAATTCGTCAAAACCAATCCAGCTAAATGCCAATCCTTGATATCTTAAGACATCTTCGTCTCTATCCAGATACGACATCCACAATCTTGCTCCAGAGGGCGCTTGCCATTGCATCTTTCTTTCACTCCACTTAATACCGGGGTATATTTGTGGATAAATTTCTTGGCTTTTCCAGATTAGTTCTCTAAGTTCCTCTGTTGTGTGGCGTAAGAGAAGACCAGAAAACTGAGGGTGGCCCAAATAACGTAAGGGATCAGCCAACATTGCATACGATTTACCACCTCCCGCTGCGCCGCCATATAACACTTCTCTTTCATTAGCTGCCAAGAATGCTGTTTGTGGTCCTGAATTGGGCTTGAATATAACATTTTGTGTCTGCTCTTGTTCTTTAATGCTCTCTGGTTGGATCGAAACTATTGATGGACTTCCAGATGTCTGATTCAAAGAACTCTGGGGGTTTTGTACCGATCCTTTCTTCGTACTGCTCCGCTTTCTGGAGGGCTTTTTGATATTTTCGGGCAATGTTGCGGTACGTTGTAGACTTTCTTTTGTGGGATTGCTCACTTTTTATTCTTTTTGATAAACCAACATGAGAAATAGGGCGACCAGTTAGTGTTGTTAGCCAATTAGCCACTTCCCTTAATGAATATTGCTTTAAATGTTTCTTTGCTTGTTCTAAAGCTTCAAGTTCTGCGGGAATTGGAAGCAACCATTCATCATCTTTATGCTCAACTCTGTAACCAAATGGAATTGTCCTGCTAATTCTTGGTATTTTAGTGTATTCTTTGTTTTTAGGTTGGGGTAATATCCACTTTCCCAGTCCTCGCTCAGCCATAACACTCCTTAATCTTCTGAAACATCCTTAGTTGGCAATATCATAACACCATTGGTGCTTTCAACTTGCACTTTTTCTGTTTTAGTAAAGCCAGCCCTGTCTAACATGTCTTTAGCAGCGTTAAGTTTCTCTTTAATTCCCAATTCTGTAGGGGAAATAATACCGCTAACAATTGCTGCTGCTGCTCTAGGCGCATTCATAGCAATATATAGCTGTGTAGCTTCAGCAATTTCATCTTTTAAACCGCTAACAACCTCTCTGGTGCTGTAGTCTTGGGTGTATCCAGCAAGTTGTTTAGCAATTAATGGATTACCGCCAGCTTCATCAAACAATACGGAGAGAAACTTTTTTTGTTTCTCATTAAGTTCTCTAGCCATGTTTCATTCCTTTAAGCGTGAGAGCAAGCCTTGCGCGTTTAGCAGTCTTTCCACTACCTTTTGAAGCTTTTTCGAGAAGTTTTGTAGGAATTGTTTCATCTTTTTTCATCTTTAAAGTTTTACGCAAAGCACCGGGTTTTTCAATAGCTTCATCAATCCAATTTTTCTTATTAGCCATTTTCCTTTCCTTAAATAATCACAGAATATTCTTCTTGAACGCGAAGAGTAATATTAACAGAACTACTTGCACTAGACAACCCTCTTAATTTGTCTCCTGCTTGAAGAATAAGAAGATCTGTAATTTGGATAGTAGTGTTAGCTGGTAATACACTATTATAAAACATACTATATGTTACAGCATCTGTTAATGAATACCACTGCAAAGTGAATGTAACACTACTATTAGTACTATTACTAATAATAATTGAATCTATAATAGAAGTAAAAGTATTAGGAACAGTATAAATATCTTGACTAGATGTAGTCAAGATATTTCCTAGTGTTCTGGCGCGTACTGCTGGCATAATTACCTACTAATTTCTTCCCAATCCATAGAACCATAAACAGGTTGACCAGAAGATCCTCCAGCCACTACCAAAGCAAGTTCATATGGAGTAGAAGTAAAATAATTTCTTTCTAATTGAAATTTAAACAAAGCTTCTTTAAGAATGTCTATAGATTGGCTTGATTGATTGCTACTAGAAAAATACCCACTAGCCAAAATTCTACCAGCAGTAATGGCAGTTCCTGTTAAATTATATTCAACACTACTATTAGCACCAGCACTAGTCCATGTACCACCAGTAGTAGTTAAATTTGCTTGTACTTGCCAATTATAATTACTATTATTACCGTCTCCTAATAGACTAATGGCAGTAAGAATAACAATACCATCAAGTCTAGCAGATTTAA